TATTATTTGTAATTATGTTTTAGTCACATCCCTGCAATAATTATATTTGTAGTTTAATATTTGTAATTATGTTTTAGTCACATCCCTGCAATAATTATATTTATAGTTTAATATTTAGTATATAATATTTGTAGTTTAATACATTAAATAATCTATTCTGTTTTACTACGATTAAAATCATAGTAAAATACAAAAGTCACGATAAAAAAATATATAATTATATTGATAATAAAAATAAATGATTATATTAAATATAAAATCAAATATAAATTGATAATAAAAAAAATGTTAATATTAATTTTAATATCAAAAACTCCGTGAAAAATTTAAAAATATATTATTGGTTTTTAGCTTTTCTGAAGATAAATACAATGAAAAATTTAATGTTAAAGGTAATTCTTGGGCGGACAACGTCATCGGAATGTTCAGCCGAAGAAATAGATAAAACAAAAATATAATTTTTAATATTCTCATCTCATATATAAAAAAAATATAATTTTAAATATAAAAAAATATAATTTTAAATATAAAAAAATATAATTTGTTTTTTTACCACTTATTTATCTCATTAAAATCCAAACCATTCTTCATTTTGATATCTACTCATTAAATCTTTAACTCTACGCATATCATATGCATAAATAGGATTGTCAAGACTAGAACGATAAGCATCATTACCTTCACGAAATCCTTCGTTAGATCTGTCAGTGTGTCTTATATTCATGGAACGTTGCCAGAATGGAATAGTATTGTTATATCTATATTTTGATTTATCATTATTAATATCGTATGGTCTCCATACATTTAATTCTTTAATATCATCAGCTAACAAATTACTATTTCTTATTTCGCGAATATTGTTTTCAAATTCATTTATATTACCTGTTAATGATTTTTCTCTAAATGGGACATACATATTCCATTTTAAATATTTTTTTGACCAATTAATAAATTTATTATTTACTACTCTAAAAAGTTCTAACCAATTTTGTCTTTTACTAATAGCATTATATCCTAAATTAGATTTATACATATCCAATCCTAATTGAGTAATGGTTGTTTCAGTATCGTCTATATACACTTCATTTTTAATAGGAAATTCATTATTGTATTTTTTCATTAATAGTGGAGCTAATTTTTGAAATTTGACTAAACTAGATTTACCTCCATTTTTTTTATTCATTGAATACAGCTGTGAAGATAAATATAATTGATTATTTTTAGACATAAATAATTCTTCAATGTCTACTTCAAAATCTGTAGGTATATTTTTAGCACTTCTAACTGTTCCATAAAATTCTGTCATTTTAAATTATTTATTTTTATAATTGACTATATCGTTTATATATTTCTATCTATATTTTATATAAATATAATTATAATCTTTTAATTTTTAATTATATTCTTTTAATACGTGTATATTCTTTTAATACGTGTATATTCTTTTAATATGTATATATTCTTTTATACCTTTGCACATTTAAAACGCTGACTTTTTAAATATGTAAATTATAAATAATTTTTTAATGTTTTTATTCTGTTAGAAGGTTTCTTACTATATTTATTTGTTCTATTATAAGTTCCTTTTATTATATTTTCATATTTTTCTTTTGGTATATCTTTAATGACTTTTTCTATATTAGATTTTAATTCTTTATGAGTCAAACCATCTAAATATTAGATGCATTAAAATAAAAAATTGATTTATTTATATCTTAAATAAATAGATATATAAATTTATAATGGATACTCTTACTCAATATGTAATTTATGAAAAAATATCTAATGATAATAATGTGCTTAATATAAAAATAAGATACTTATGTAATGATATTAATGATGCTAAAAAAATTAATACATTAAAAGAAATAATTCCTAATATATTTATGGATGAAACTACCCTAATTAAAGAGGTTAAACTTGAAATACCACCTTTTATAATTTAAAAACAAAAAATATTAAATGCATTAAAATTAAAAATTGATTTTTTTATAACTAAAATATATATATATAAAAATATGTCATTTAATCTTAAAGTAGAAGGAATTATAGAGTCTGTTATTTTTACAGAAAGAAATATTATAGACTGGAATGAATATAAAATTAATATTTTGAATAATTTAAACAATATTAATTTTAATGAAAAAATAGAAAATTATGTATCATCTGATAAATTATTATATGTTACAAGAACAAGGATGAGAAAAATATTATATAATAGTATTGTATTGAATAATAATATATTTATAGAAGTTGGATATGATAGTTATACTATAAAAGAACAGTATGATATTAAACAACGAGATGTATATAATTTTATAGAAGAATGTATTAAGATTTTAGTTAAAAAACAACAATTAAAATAAATAAAATATTATTAATTTATTTTGAAAATTTATTATTTAATATTATTACAACAGATTTATAAATATTTTTTCTTGACATAAATTTATAACCTTGTTTATCATAATCTTTTTTCCATTTATTATTTTGTTTTATAGTTTGTTTTACACTACATTCCATTTTTATTGCCTCTGTAAATTTTTTTACAAATTTTTCATTGTCTTTAACTAAATCTTCCATTGCTATTTTATTAGTTTGTATATTATTTAATAATCTTATACATTTTTGTTTAACTATTATCATATCATCAAGTTCTATATAATAATTATGTTGTGAATGAACATTATAATATAAATTTTTATTTTTTCCATATCTTGTATTATCATTTAGACCAACAAATATAATTGGTTTCTTTTGTTTATTTATATAATCATTAATATATGATTGATATTCATTTTCATCAATATAAGTCCATTTTTTATTATCATAAAATTTTTTTATAAATTCATCTCTTAAATCATCTAAATCCTTAACTACAATTTTACTTTTGAAATGCTCTTTTAGTTTGTTGCCTAATGTTGTTTTGCCAGAACCCGATGCACCTGAAATATGAATAATAAGATTTTCCATTATTATATTATAATATAATAAATTTAATTATAATTATTTTAAATTTTTATAATTAAATTTTAATGCGTTAAACTATTTAAAAATAAAAATAGTAAAATCTATATTTAACACTTGGAAAAGACCAGAAGTATTTTGTCGTAGTTTTTAAGACTTCATACACATTTCACGACAGGTTATAACCAAATTTTTATATTTTTGTATATTTTTTTCGTCGTTAATTCGGTGTTTTAAATGTGCAAAGGTGTAATATAAATGTATTTTTTTAATATATACATTCTTTTATTATGCGTATATTCTTTTACACCTTCGTATGTTTAAAACTCCGATTTTTAATTTATAATTTTATTTATCGCATTTATAATTTTCTCTTGTGTTTTTGGTAAATATTTTTTTGTTATTGCTTTATTTAATCTTTCTTTATAATCCTCTAAAAAATCACAATAACTAACAGGAAATACCAAAGACATATCTGCAATTCTTTGAATATCTATTTCTCTTGGGTTATTTTCTTCAATGATATGTTTTTTTATTTTTTTGTGATGTAAAACTATTTTTTCTAATTCTCGTAATAATAATCTTTTATAAACACCAGAAAAATCCGTAATTTTAATAAAATATTTGTGTGTTGGAGTTGGTATATCTGCAGTCATTCCTACAAATATTATCTTATCGTTATCATTTATGTATTTATTTACGATTTGTTTTTCTATTTGTTTCATTTGATTAAATGTTCTTGGATATTTTTTATTTGTATTTTGACTATCTTCTATGATTTTTATTGACTGTTTCATAATATCATCAGTATCGATGCATAAAATATTTTTTATTTTTGAACATATAAAACTTTTACCACTCCCTTGAACTCCATCAATATGAATAATTATTTTTTCGGTCATTTAATTTATATATATATTAATTAGAAAAAAATTATTTTTTTTAATCGGTATTTTAAATGTGCAAAGGTGTAATATGTATAAACTTTTAATATGTGTATTCTTTTAATCTATATATTCTTTTAATTTGTGTATAAAATTTTAATATGTATAAACTTTTATTATAAATGTATAAACTTTTTTTAATCTAATTAGATTAATGTAAATTTAATATTATAATAAATATTTTATATAATAAATATAATATATAATAAATATTTTACTATAATAAACAATAAATAACGGTATTATATAATATATCATTATAACATTGTGCTCGATATCATTTTTCCATCTTTTGCCTATAATAGTTTCACGCGGTGGATTTTCGTAAGGCAATGAAAGTGCTCTATGTTGATCAATCATTTGATAATGAGGATGAATAAATCTAATTCCATTATAAGATAATGTTTTAGTTTTTGCATATAAATTTTCTGGACAATATGTAATATCAGCTACTACTACAAAATTAACTCTAACTCTCATCGTGCTTATGTGTTGAGCATTAATAGCACTTACCTTATCATATTTATTAGCTAATATATCAGCTAAATCATAAGCATCTTTATGAAATTCTGGAGACCAAAAATCATAATCTGGTAATTTATTGTCATTATATAATTTATCGCCTTTTAATCTTAACGCAAAATCTATTGCCATACCACCAACTAATATTCTCTGTCTGTCTAATATAAATTGTTTAACAATGTTTAAACAATCTTCAATTATATTTTTCTGAAAATCATTTTCGAATAATAATGTTTCATAATCATCTTTATTCATATTTTTTTATAATATATATTATTTATCTTATTTATCTTATTTAACTTATTTATCTTATTTAACTTATTTATATTATTTATATTATTTATAATAATTTCATAAATAAAAATTGAATATATATTATGATTAGTATATATATAATATAAAAAGATTATTACTAAATTCTTATTTTAATATAAACATATATAATATAAACAATATATAATATAAACAATATATAATACAATTAAAATGGGTGATGGAACTGGTGTTGGTGATGGTGATTATTGGAGTATTGATATAAAAAATTCATCAAATCAAACTATATGCAATAAATTGTCAGAATATGAAAAAAATATAGAATATGTATTTTTATTTATAGGAAGCAATGAATGGGAAGATAATATAATCATATTAAATAAAACTACCGCGATAGAAAAATCTAAAAAACATCCTGATCACAGAGTAGAAATATTTAAAAAAAATAATAATGGCGGATATATTCCTACATATAAATATTATAAAAATGGAATCAAACCCACCTGCAATAATTATTTATTTTTTATAAAAAAAATCTAATCACTAGTTATAATTTAAAAAAATAATATGTCGAAGATAAAATTATCAAAGACCAACTAGGGGGGGGGGGGGTAATTTT